CCCCTCAAGTGGATTCGGAATCTCCTTTATCCGGGCGTAGCCGGCGTGATGATAGCCATCACCCTGGGGATCATCGACTTGTTGAAGTCCAGCCCCACGGCTGGGGTGGATCTGCTGAAAAGCTGGGGGCCGGGCTTTCTGCTTGGCCTGCTGGCTATCGCCGTCGTCGGCACCTTCCTGGATAAGATGACCAGCTCATGGCAGTCCAGCGTGGACGCGCAGCAGCAGGTGGCCGTAGCTCTTACCCAGCTGGCGGAAAAAGATGACCGTGATCGCGACCGCATGGTGACCGAAACGCAGTACATGATGCAGCGAATGGAGCAAACTCATACGACTGTGGCGGCGGTAGCGGCGGCAGTGGGCCGCATAGAACAGAGGCTGAGCGCAAAGGACGCGGGGTGAGGGATGGCGACTGACGTGGAACTTCTGAAGCAATTGCGGGGATCGATTCTCATGCTGGTCAATAACCGCCACGCTGCGCAGCAATCGCGAGCGGATCACATCCTGCTGTGGCGCATGCTGCAGGATCTTCGGTTTTCCATCGGTGAAAGTGAACTGATCTCAATCTGCCAGGACCTTGCCGACCGAGGCTTGCTCAAATACGAGGAAGTGCGCGACAAGGATCAGCACGGCCGCCTGACCACGCGAGTCAGCCTGTTCAAGCTACAGCTCACGCCTAACGGGCGCGACCTGTGCGAGGGCACGACCAGCAACCCTGCCATCTACATCTAGGAGGTGCGACCGTGGCAAATTCGAAGCGGCCCCGCACCGGCGAGCGGCGGCAGGTAAACCAGCCCCTGAAAATCGATAAGCTACCGCCCGAAGTCCATGAGGCGATTCTCACCCTGCGTAATCAACAAGGAAAAACGTGGGAGGAGATTGAGGCGCTGAGCGCCGCGCCGAAAGATAAAAGCGGGTTTGTGGATTGGGAGAACCTGCCGATCAAGGTGTTGGAACTGTTTCCGGAGATGCGCCTGCCGCACAGCTCTCTGCATCGCTGGTACGACTTGCGGGTTAGCCAGGTGCGCCGCGATGTTGAGCAGCGGAGCGTGATCGCCCGCCAGCTCGCCGAGAGCTTCGCCAAGAGTGTAGTAACTGGCGGCAACGAGGCTGTGACGAACGCCGCGCGCGACCAGTTGATGAGCTTGCTTGCGGAGGATCTGACTCCCAAGGGACGCACGAACGCGGCCAAGGGACTGATTGCCCTGGCCGAGATCCTGCAATCGGCGCGGGCGAACGATATCAAGGAGCGCCGGGTCGCGGTGGATGTCAGGCGCATCAAGCTGCTTGAAGATCGTGAGAAGCAGGCGCGCGAGCGGATCGACCAGGCCACGCAGCAGGCGGCCAAGAAGGGCACAGGCCAATTCTCGATCGACGACATCAATCTGCTGCGCGAGAGAACCTTCGGGCTGCCACCGATTCCTTCTCCCCAGGCGGCCGCGCATGATTGAGGTTCTTGACCACGAGATCCGGATGCCGGCGGTGCTGCAGATGCGCCCCTATCAGCAGCGCTGGATCGACGACAATACGCGCTTCAAATGCGCAGTCAAATCGGCGCGCATCGGCTATTCATTCGCAACCGGCTACCGGAGCGATGAAAGATCGATGCGCATTCCGGGTCGCACGACTACGGTTCTTAGCGCTTCAAAAGCTCAATCGGTTGAATTTGTCGAGACCTGTGCGAAGCTCTGCCAGCTCATGGGCGGGACAGCGCAGATGGTAGCCAACGAGGACTTCGTGGACGCCATTGGCCGCATCGAGGCTATCCAGAGCAAGATCACCTTTCCGAATGGCAGCCGTATCATTGCGCTGCCTGCCAACCCGCGAACGGCGCGCGGCTATCCGGGCGACGCGGTTCTTGATGAGTTCGCCCATCACGAAGATAGCTATGCGATCTTTGCTGCCGTCTTCCGCCAGGTCGCGCTGGGTAACTCCCTTGAGGTTCTCTCCACACCGAATGGTGAGCAAGGAAAGTTCTTCGACATCGCGCGGAATCTGGGCCTCGATCTCGGCGTCGCGCCATCCGTACTTCCGGTTATGCGAGATGGTTGGAGCGGCCATTGGGTCGATGTCCATGCAGCAGTTGCCGATGGTTGCCCGATCAATATCGACGAAATGCGGCGCGGCCTGAACGACGATGACACCTGGAATCAGGAATTCTGCTGTGTCTTCCTCAAGTCGACGGGCGCCTGGCTGACCTTGGAACTGATCGCGGCCTGCGAGGATGCCGGAGCGACCATTGACCTGCCTCCGGGCTTCCATCCACGCGGAACGCTGAACGCAGGGATAGATGTGGGCCGCTTCCATGACGGCTCGTGCCTGTGGCTGGATGAGCAGATCGGCGATGTGGCCTGGACGCGCGCGGTCGTCAAGCTCTACGGCATGACATTCCCAGACCAGGCCAAGCGGCTGAATCCGATCGTTCGCATGACGACCAGGTCGGCAATCGATATGACCGGCATGGGCGTGGGTCTCTACGACCTTCTGAACCTCGAAAACGAAGGCCGGCTGATGGGCATCAGCTTTGCTGGAACCAACGACCAGGGCGTGAAGATGAAGACCGACCTGGCGATCCGAATCAAGAAGCGGATGGAGCAGCATCGCTCTCGAATCCCTTACGATCCGCAGATCCGCACCGAGCTACAGGCGATCAAACGGCAGGCTACTTCTTCAGGGGTAACTTTCGATGCTCCGCGCATCGAGGTGGACACGGCTGTCGCCGGCGGCGCGAAACAGCGGCATTTTGCCCACTCCGACGCCTTCTGGGCAAAGGCCCTGGCTGACCTGGCCGCGGAATCCGCTCCCTACACGCTTGGGATGACCGAAAGTCCTATTCCGAGCAGCTACTCGCAGTCCGGAGGCTATCTCTGATGGCAGATGATCCGATTCAAGCAGTTCCCCCTATGCCGCCGGCCGGGGAAATCGTTGGCGAACAGAAGCTCTATCAGGCGCAGGTCTCGCTCTACCAAAACGCACTGGCGTTTGGAGGGCAGCGCAATCCCTCTTCGATCTGGGGATCGATGGTGCGCAATGAGGCAATGGCGATTCTTCACTATCGCGAACTGGAAGACAAGGACGAGGACGTCGGCAACGCGCTCGATACGTTAAAGCTGAACGTTCTGGAGCGGGAACGCAGTGTTCGTCCTAAGGACGATTCCGGCCTGGCGCAGGATGTGGCCGCGTTCATCCAACAGCAGCTCGATAAGCTGCCCAACTTCCACGGCACCCTGGATTGCATGTTGGATGCTCCGGCCTATGGGTTCAGCGTTCAGGAGATGATCTTCGACGCCAGCATGGGCCAGGCCTCGCTGTCGGAGATCAACGATTGTCCGCAGGAGTTGTTTCTCTTCGGCCGGCGGTTCGAGCCGCAGATCGGCCAGCTCCAGCTCCTCGACTCTCCCTACATGATGGAGGGAACACTGGTCCCAGAAGAGAAGTTCCTGGTCTCGACCTATCGGGGCCGGAGTCGTAATCGCATGGGACGGCCGCTGTTGCGGAGTGTCTTCTGGCCGAGTTGGTTCAAGCGCAACATGCTGACACTCTGGCTGCGCTACGCGGAAAAGGGTCCTGGAACCGCCGTGGTCCGGTATCCGGATGGAGCGGATATTTCGGCGCGGCAAAAAGCCGCCCAGATTGCGCAGGCCATTATCAGCGACGCGGCGCTGGCAATGCCGGCGAACATGACCTACGACAGTGAGCTGCTGAAGATCGCCCGCGCCCTGGACCCGGCCGTCTACAAGGAACTATTCCTGCTCATGCAATACGCCATTACGCGGCGCGTCCTGGGCGAGACGCTGACCACCTTCGGCAACGAAGGCGGCGGCGGCTCCAAAGCTCAGGGAGACACGCACGCCGACACGCTCGAAAAGAAGACTGTCGAGTTATGCCGTGGGCTGATGTCGGTAGTCAACCGCCAGCTCGTGCGCCCGCTCGTGCTTTGGAACTTCGGCCCCAAGGCCCCCATGCCAACCTGGGCTTTCGATCTCGAAGAAGACGAAGACCTGGCTGCGCGCATCGGCATCGACTCCGCCCTGCAGGGCATGGGCGTTCCGATGACAGTCAGTTATCTCACCGATCGCTACGACGTTCCCCAGGCTTCGATCGACGACAAGATCGCGGTTCCGGGAGCTAACGCTCCAGCCGTCGCCATCCGCGATTCCTCGGCCGCCTCATTCTCCGAGATTGCGGCCGTGGTGCGCGACGAGCTGGACGAATACGACAAGCTCTTCGCCGGCCTGCAGAAAGAAGCGGTCGGGCTCTATAAAGCACGGGTTAAGGAGATCGCGGAAGCGGTCGAGCCAGCCGAGGCGAAGTAGTGGCCCTGCACATCCATCACGGCGCGATGCGCGACGCGGCCGTACAGCACCGAATCGGCAACCTGCTGGCGCGGCGGCTCGCCGCCGGCAATATCCTCGGCCGCGTGCAGGTTCTTCGCCAGGTCAAGCGCCAGACGGGCAAGCGGCTGCCGATGGTGGCCAGCTCGCGGATCGGCCTCCGCTTCAACGAGGACCCTGCCGACCTGAGTGCGGGTTTCTCGGTCGATCTGCCATCGGACGATATCTCGGATTACATCGCCAACCTGGTCCCGGTCAGCAAAGACATCTTCGACGGCCTTACAGCGCAATATCGCAAGGATGCCTTTACCCTGGCCGGCGCTGCCGATGTGCGTCTGATCGCCAGGATTCGCGACGAACTGGCGGCAGTGGCCAAAGAGGGCGGAACCGCGGCCGAGTTCGAGGCGGCGGTCAACAAGCTCACCGACGACGCGGGAATCGCGCGGTTGAACGCCTTCACGCTCGACACTGCATTTCAAACGGCCATGCAGAAGGCATTCAGCCTGGGCCGATTTGAGCAGATGCGCGATCCGTCGGTGACGGATGTATTGCCGTTCTGGCAATACTGGACGGTTGGCGATGGCCACGTTCGGCCGGAGCATGCCGTAATCGATCAGTTCACGGCGCGCGCGGAAGATCCAGTCTGGATGAAGATCTATCCGCCGAATGGCTTCAACTGCCGCTGTTCGGTTGTGCCGATTCTCGAAAGTGAAGCGTTGAAAGCTGACCCGGATGCTGGTGAGCCAGGCTACGCCAGGCTGCCATTATTGGCCAAGTTGAAGGTGCCGCAACCGGGCTTTGGGAAAGTCTTTGCGCTTTGAGTTCTCGCCATCTAAAGCCGAATCTCTATCTTGCGCCGAGTTATAAAGCGGCCAGTTAGAAGATAGCTCCAGTGGCAACCGCAACCAATCCGATTACCAGCGCATCGTCTCC